GGCGAGCGCGGCAGGCCGCGCTCGCCACGTCTCCGGGCGCTCGCCGTCGTTCACGTTCGCTGCGTTCGGGGTCGCCCAGAGCGGAGCGTTGCCAGGCGAGGCACCACCAGCGATCTCGTCGATGTGGCGCGCCAACGTCGGACGCTCGTAGGCAGCCCCATTCCGCATCGAACCCGAAGCCGGCCAGCGTCCCGAGAACGGCGTCGAGCCCTCGAAGAGTGAGCGCTGCGACGTTCTCCAGGAAGACGTAGCGGGGTCCCAGCTCGCGAACGGCATCGGCGAGGGCGAAGAACAGGACGGACCGCCGGCCACGGAGGCCGCTGCCGCCCCCGGCGAGGCTGATGTCCTGGCAGGGAAAGCCGCCGATAACCAGGTCCGCACGGCCCGCGAAGAGTCGGATGGGGAGCGAGCGAACGTCGGACCACACAGGCGCCGCACGGAGGGTTCCCGCCTCCATACGCGCCGCCAGCCGCGCCACGGCTGTGATCTCGTTCTCCACGTACAAGAGCGGGCGAGCCGATGGAAAGACCCGCTCAATGGCATCGTCAAGCGCGCCGATGCCGGCGAACAGGCTGACGTAGGTCCTGGGATGTACAGCCACACTCAGACAGCCTCCCCGAGCAGCGGACGCTGCTCCGACAAATCGCTGAACCACCTGAGGAGCAGCGGCCACCACTTCTCGGGGCTGTAGGTCAGCAGCGACCCATCCGCCGAGTCGGCTCCTGCGCCAGCGAGCTGGCGCAGGAAAGGTCCGCCGTTCACCCGGCCGACGTGGACCCACTTCCCCCGGCGCTTCGCCTCGCGGATCGCCGCGTATCCGCCCGACTCCGAACGCTTCCACTCACGAGCGCGAGGCCTCGCGGGCTTCCCGCCGATGAACAGGACATCGAACGCCGACCAGTCGACGGCGTCGGGATCGAAACCATCCTGGGCCACCAGCGCGGCCGGGTAGCCGAGTGATCGGATGCACGGCAGGAGTGGCGCCGAGCGTTCCCACGTCGCCCCGGCATCCCCCAGCACGGATGGCGATCTCGACGCGCATCAGCGGGCGCGCCCGCATCGGGTCGGAGGCGGCCTGACCGGCCGCCTCCCGCTTCGCACGCTTACTGGACACCGACGTCCTCCTCCTCGTCCAGCCCCTCGAAGAGCGGCCCCAGCCCGTCCGGGCTGCGGTCGAACGACCGCTTCGCCCGCGCCAGCTCGGCCGTCCAGGGGCCGAACACCTCCAGCTCGGCCACGTACCCCTCGAAGTCGTGCTCCGAACGCACCCCCACCCGGCCCTTGGCGTCCTGGACGATGTGCAGCAGCTCGTGGAACACCTGCGCCCGGACCTGCCGGTGGGTGAACTGCTCCTCGCGCAGGATGTCGGCCCCGAGCCAGATCACGAAGTCGGTCTCCTGCGCGAAGTAGCCGAGCACATCAGTCGCCGCCTTGGTCCAGGCCCGTCGGGTCGCCTTCGCCTTCCAGAGCCAGGTGATCGTGTACGCCTCGAGGAAGCCGATCTGCTCCGGGTGCTCGTGGATCAGCTCGTCGGCGATCTTCGCCAGGTCCTCAGCCGGCAGGAAGCCGCGCGCCCCCACGAAGTCGCCGGCCTCGGGGATCGGGTACGGCAGGTGCTCCAGGCTCGCGTCGAGCCGTGCATCGGTCACGGTGACCATCTGGGTCCCTCCTCGGTGTGTGGTGGCCCGCGCCCACCCCGCGAGCCGGCAACCCGCGCTCAGTTCGGGCTGAAACAGTCGTTCGGGGCCAGGCCGATCAGCTTGTCGGAGCCGATGTGGCGCGCCATCTCGTAGGCCGGCCCGTGCTGCGCCCAGTAGCCGAAGCCGCACCGGCAGGGCGCCTTCTTCGGGAACTCGCGGCGGACCCCCTCGCAGGCCTCCTCGAGCATCCGCTCCACCTGCTGGTGGGCGTCGTCCGGGTGGCCACACTGGGCCTGGTCGCAGCCGCGCGCCAGGACCTGCACCTTCAGGCTGCCGTGCGGGCAGATGACGGTGATCTCGTACAGCTCAGCGCGCTCGGCCCCCAGCGCCCCAGCATCAGCTGGGCGAACGGCCCGGTCGGCTGCTGCTCGGCCTTCTCGACCGTCAGCACGATCTCTGGCTGCTCCATCTTCCCTCCCTCAGTGCTGCTCCGGGAACTGCCGGATGCGCAGGTCAACCGGCCATGCACCCGGATCGTCCGCCTTGCTGCCTGTCGCCCCATGCTCGCGTGCCCAGGCGCTTCACAGCTGCTTCACGAAGATCGGCACACCGGCGGCCTCGCACCGGCTCACGAGCGACCGCGCCCACTCGGGGTCCATCCGACGCGCCCCGGGTCCGCTCTCGCCGCCAACGACCAGCCACTGAATGCCGCGCAGGCTCAGCGAGTCCAGCGGACCCAGGAGCGGCTCGGCGCTGATCCAGCGCACGGCGGCCGGCACCGCCCGCAGCAGGTCGGCCCGCCAGACGTAACGGTCCGACTCGATCGTCACGCCCGCCCAGACGTTCTGCGGCCAGGACGGGATGCCTAGCGAGCCCGGCGTATCCGCCAGCCGATCGCTGCGATACGCCAGGAAGTAGAGCATCCGTCGAGGGCGCTTGGTCAGCACGAGGTACTGGTGGTGCGAGGCCGCCCACATCTTGCAAAAGATCCGGTCGATGACCTCGAAGGGCACCCATTCACCGAACAGGTCCGTCATCGAGCAGACGAAGATGCGGCGCGGCTTCCGCCAGGATGACACCTGATCGAGCACCCGCTCGTCCAGGCTCGGCAGCGACGTGGACCCGTCGCCGATCCTGACATCGTGGAAAGTCGGGTACGTCTCGCCGCCCATGCGGCGGTTGAAGGTGCTGGCGTAGCAGTTGTCGCAGCCAGGGCTGATCTTCTCGCAATACCAGCGGTGCGGCCCGACCCTGACCGGGTTCCAGCTGGCGTCGGCCCACTCGATCGCCGTCCTGTCGCTCACAACTCCCCCTCCACTCGGTGGCCGGTGATGCACACCAGGTCAGGCTCCGGCTCGCTGACGATCAGGACCACCCCCTCCTGCCAGCCCAACGTCGTCTGGCCGTCCTTCGCGAACATGCAGCGGCAGCCGCTGGCCAGGTGCTCGCGGTGATACCCGAGCACCTCCTCGGGTGATGTCCCCGAGGCCGCGAGGCTGGCCTCCGTCAGACCGTCGATCAGAAACCGTGTGGCGGTCGCCTCGGCCTCGGCCTGGCTCGCCAGCTCGCCGAGCAGCTGTTCGACCGAGAGGCAGATGCCGGTGGCCATCCGGTACATCAGCTCGGGCTCCTGCTCCTCCAGCAGCAGGATGTAGAGCGGCTTGCGCGCGCCGACGAAGTAGCCGGCCTCGATGTGGGCGCTCCGCCCGCTCGGGAGCACCAGGACCCCCGTATCGGCCAACTGCATGGCGCCCCAATCGTTGGCGAAGCCCGCCTCGGCGATCGGATGGGTCAGCGCGTCGCGGTACTCGTCGGACGTCCAGGACTGCCAGGCCGGGTCGATGGCGCTCCACTGGAAGCCGTGGTCGCCCGGCCTGGGGTTGCGGAAGTCATAGACCTGGTGCCCCGCTGCGCGGAGCGCCCGGACCACCTCGGGCTGGTAGCTGTTCCGCCAGCTCGACGCGACATAGATTCGTCGCATGCTCAGAGATCCTCCATCCCCGGCAACTCAGCCGCCCCGGCGCGCCTCAGCTCGAGGTAGGCCGGGACCTTCGCCGTCGCGGTGCAGAACTCGGGGTAGCCGGTGCAGCCCATGAAGCGGCGGCCGGTCTGGCGGTTCTCCCGCTCGACCATCAGCCGGCCGCACTGGCAGCGCAGGGTGACCGCGCCGCTCACAGGTCCATCCCCCGCTGGCTGCGGCCGGTCGTCTCGATCAGCGTCGCCCAGCCCCGGATCCGGTCCCACGTTCGCCCCTCCTCGTCCAGGTGCGCTGCCAGCTTCGGCAGCGTCAGGTTGGTCGTCACCACCGTCGTCCGCGGCGCCTCCGCCCGGTGGTGCAGGTCGCGCTCATTCACGACCCACCACAGCTTCTCCTGGCCCCACTTCGTGAGCTGGGCCGTCCCGACGTCGTCGAGCACCAGGAACGGCACCGCGATCAGCGTCTCCAGGACCTCCATCTCGTCCGGCGCCTCGCCCGAGCGGCCGTCGTACGTCTTGCGGATCCGCGCCAGGAACGTCGGCGTCGGGACGTACAACCCCGTCCCCGGGCCGTGCTCGCGGATGTGCTCGAGCAGCAGCGCCACCGCCGCGCCGGTCTTGCACGTCCCCTTCGGCCCGTACAGCACCAGCCAGCGGTCGGTCTGCTGCCAGGCCCGCAGCTGCTCGGCCAGCAGCGGGCTCCGCTTCGCCAGCGACTCGAGCGTGTAGCTCGCCATCTTCGGCGGGATCGACGCCTCCGCCCAGATCCGCTCCTGGCGCCGCTGCGCCCGCTGCTGGCCGATCTCGCAGGAGCACTCCACCAGTCGTCCGAAGTCGGGGTGGCCCGGCAGGACGTCGTGCCGCAGATAGCCGGCGCCCCGGCAGCGCGGGCAGCTCTCCGCCGGCCCCTCGTCGATCGGCGCCGGCTCGAGGGCGGCTGGGGCGAGCCGCTCGAGCGCCCGGCCGAAGCCGGCGCCGATCAGCGCATCACGCAGGCTCTGCATCTCAGACCCTCACCACGTCCACGTCGCCGACCAGGTCGTCGGCGACGACGGCGTCTGCCTCGCGCTCGCGCTGCCAGTTCTCCAGCCGGTTGTGGCTCGCGAGCAGCTTGAAGCTCAGGTGCCGGCGGTCCCACTCGTCGCCCCAGGCGCCAGCGGCGATGTCCTGCCAGCACCGCGCGATGGTCAGCGGCTCGAAGTGCTGGAGCAGCTCGGCCGCGTCTCGCGGCTCGAAGCCGGTCAGCTTCGGGCGCTTCAGCCCGAGCGCGTCGAAGGCGTCCAGCAGCGGCGCCAGCAGCGCCTCGTCGCCCGCCGAGACCTGCCCAGGGGGAGTTGCCGGGGCGGGGGACGCCGCAACATCCCCTCCCCGGGACATCTCCAATGCCGGTCTTGTGTCTAGACCGGGGGGTAAAGTCGTCTCTCGTCTCCCGTCTCCATCTCTGTCTTTATCTCTATCTCTATCTCTGCGGAGTCTTCGCGGAGTCTTCGCGGAGTCTTCGCGGAGTGTTCGCGGAGTGTTCGCGGAGTGTTCGCGGTGGGGCTGGCGGTTGACGTCGGACGGGTACACTTGCTGCCACTGGCGCCAGTCGTGGACCACCAGCCCGCCCCCATCGGTCGCGTCGAGCAGACGTGCCTCGACCAGCCTCCGCATGTGCGCGACAGGCCGACCGCTGGCGATCGCCGCGTGCCTGGCCGACGCGAACTGCCAGCGCTGGGGCTGCTGGGACCCGGCCACCAGCACGTGGATCCAGGTCCGGAACAGCGCGTCCGACAGCAGCGCCACCTTCGGGTGGTCGATCGCCTGCTCCCAGAGCTTGATCCAGGGGAGTCGTTGCGCGGGCATCGCTAGAACGCGTCGACCAGCGTCGGCTCGCCAGTCGGCTCCACGTCGTCTTCGGGGTCGCCGTAGATGTCGGCGTACCGCTCGCGGGCGTAGCCGACCATCCCGCGCAGCGTCGTGACCAGCTTCGCGCTCGAGAGCGCCCGTGGCCTCTTCGGCAACTCGCCGGCGTAGACCGGGTCCAGGTGCTCGAGCGCCCGCAGCCACTCCTGCCAGGCCGCCAGCATCAGCGGCAGCTCGTCGCTCCGCAGCCAGTCCGGCTCGCCCGGCAGCTCGAAGCGGGCCGGCTCAGCCGCCGCGACCGGCGCGCCCGTCAGCACGGCCGCCTTGTGGACCTCGGGCGGGACCGCCGCCGGCGCCCGCGAGACAGCCGGCGGCGGATCGGGAGTCACGTCCTCGTCCTCGCCGAACAGCGCGTGATAGCGCTCGACGAGGCGCTCCTCCTCGTCGGTCAGCGGCCGTGGCTCGGGCGCCTCAGCCCGCGCCGAGATCTCCTCGTTGATCCAGCGCGCAGCCGCCGCCATCAGCTCCGTCGCCTCGCGGTGGGTGGCCGACTCGGCGAACGTCTTGAGGCTGTCGTAGCGCCCGCTGGTGGCGGCGATCATGAACTGCTGGCGGTTCGCCTTCTCGACCAGCGACGTGCCCTTGACGGCCAGCATGAAGTCCTGGCAGAACCGCCTCGGGTCGCGGATCGGCCCCCCGCCCGCCAGCCGCTCGACGTCGCGCACCGACGGCGTGACCACCTCGCCGTCGATCACCCGCGCGGCATCCAGATCGACGTCTGGGCCCTCCTCCTGGGCGTACTCCAGCGTCTCCGGGCGCGGCGCCGGCAGGGCGAGCGTGCGGGCCTGCTCCAGGCCGAACTCCAGGATCTCGCGGACCCGGCTCGCCTCCAGCTTGATCGTCCCCGGCGGGTTCAGGCGCAGTGACCAGACCGGCACGTTCCGCCGCGAGCCGTCGGGCCCGGCCACGTCCTGGTAGGCGATCGACAGCTCCAGCGGCACCCCGGCCACCAGCCCGCCGGTCAGGCTCGCCAGGTGGTAGAGCGCCCCCCTGATCGCCTCGGCGCTGTTGAGGCTGGTGAAGCGCAGTCGGTAGTAGCCCCAGCCGTCCGGGAAGACCAGCCGCGGCCGGCCGTCCTCGCCCCACTCGGCGAGCCCGAAGTAGAGCGACGACTGCGCCGACATCGTCGCGGCCAGCGCGGCGTAGCGGTCCGGGTGCTCCGCTCGACGCACCGTCTCGCGGACCGGCTCCGTCACCGGCTTGCCGTTGCGGTCCTTGCGGCCGGTGTCTCGCAGGTGGATGACCGTGATGCTCTCGGCGTCGCCGTACGCCTCCAGCCGCGTCGCCGAGTAGAGCGCGAAGCGCTGCTGGAGGATCTCGGCCGGGTCGTTGCTCAGGAACGCGATCGTCAGCGACTTGTGGTCGCGCGCCGCCAGCGCCGCGCGCAGCCCCTGTGCCTGGCCCGGCGGCGCCGAGACGTGGATCGTCCCGTCGCGTGAGACCACCGGGTAGAAGCGGCCGTCGCGCCCCTCCTGCTTGAAGCCGGCGCTGATCGTGGCGATCGCATCCACCCGTGGGCGCGCCACGACCGCACCGGCCTGGTGCGGCTTCAGCAGGCCGACCTCCGCCCACGGGTTCGTGGGCGGCTCGGTCGCGATGGCGCCGCCCGCCTGGCGGCGGCTCAGCGCCCGCTCGTCGTGCATCGTCGTCTCCCTTCTCTAGGCGTCCGTGCCTTGCATCGGTCTGCCCTTCGAGCCGGCCCAGGTCAGCGACCGGGCCGCCAGGCGGGCGGCGATCCAGGTCCCGACGCTCCGCCTGACGTGGTTCGCGGTCAATCTCAAGGCGAGCCTCCTCCAAGCAACGGCACCAGCAACGCCAGCGCGCAGAAGTAGAGCAGCGCCCAGACGAAGCCCTTGACGACACCTCGTAGCTCGGCTTCGTCGGCGATCGACAGGTCGAACAGATCGGCAAGCCAGCGGAGTCGGCGCAACGGTCCCCCTCGCAATCAGGCGGGCGCGCAGGCCGATCAGCCACCACGCCACCCGCTGAACCTCACCCTCGTCAGCGGACCACCACAGCTCCGGCAGCTCGTACCGGAGCCAGACGGCGACCTCGCGGATCGCCACGGCGGTGCTCGGATCCCAGCCCAGCTGGGCGGCCGGCGAGGCGGCCCGTGTCTGCCGGCGATCGGCCGTGGGCCGCGCCAGCACGTCGGCGACGATCAGCAGGTCACTGTCCATCTCGGTCCTTCCCCTCATCGTGTCCTCGGGGCCGCCTCGTGCTCCAGATGGCTGGAGCTGTACTTCGCCACGGCCTGGTCGTAGAGCGTCGTCGCTGCCACCAGCGCCTCGGCCGGGTCGGCGTCGTACACCTTCACCGTGACCGCTGGCGGCCCCTTCTGGCGGCCCTCGATCTGCACCGAGGACTGCTGGGCCGGGCTCGTCATGGCCACGGCGCACGCATCGCTCTCGCCATCGAGCACGCGCAGGGCGGACCGGAGCAGGCCGGCCACCTGCCGAAGCGCCGCGTCGTCGGTCCAGGCGGCCGTCGCTAGCCCATCGAGACACAGCGCGTCCGAGCCGTAGACCACACCCTCCATCTGCTTCAGGAGTCGGTAGATCTCAGTGTGTCCGGCCATCAGTCCCCTCCGTCTCGGCCGACCGGAGGATGAGCTTCCCACCGCGACGGTCGATGTGGGCTGCGAGTTGGGCGAGTGCCACCGTCGCAGACGGGCTGTGCCACCGATCGCTGGTCGCCTGGGCGTTGCCGTAGAGCGTCGCCTGGGCGTTGCCGTAGAGCGTCGCCTGGGCGTTGCCGTAGAGCCTCGCCTGGGCGTTGCCGTAGAGCGTCGCCTGGGCGTTGTCGTAGAGCCTCGCCTGGGCGTTGTCGTAGAGCCTCGCCTGGGCGTTGCCGTAGAGCGTCGCCTGGGCGTTGCCGTAGAGCGTCGCCTGGGCGTTGCCGGAGAGCGTCGCCTGGGCGTTGCCGGAGAGCGTCGCCTGGGCGTTGCCGGAGAGCGTCGCCTGGGCGTTGCCGTAGAGCGTCGCCTGGGCGTTGTCGTAGAGCCTCGCCTGGGCGTTGCCGTAGAGCGTCGCCTGGGCGTTGCCGTAGAGCCTCGCCTGGGCGTTGCCGTAGAGCGTCGCCTGGGCGTTGCCGTAGAGATCGTGATGGCCCTCGTGGTAGACGCCGTGGTCGGACCACGCGACCTCGGAGAGCAGGCGCGCCCGTCGAACGCAGACCTTGTCCGAGCCGTCGTCCCGCACGATCTCGCCGTCGTACTCGGCGGCGTAGACCTGCGCCGCTTCGACGTACCACTCCCGTGGGTTGGTCGTCAGATGGAGGCCGTTCGAGCACATCGACAGCGGCCCTGACACCTCGACCCACTCGCCGGGCGTCCAGGAGCCGTCCTCGTTCTGGCTCGGCAGCGGCCACGTCAACGAGCCGCCATGACACGACCGTCCATCACGCAGCACCTTGAACAGCTCAGACCTCATCGTCCCCTCCTGGGAAGCGCGTGGCGAACCACGCGTGGTACGCCCGCTGCTCGGCCTCGGCCAGCACGGCGCCTGTCGCGCAGTGCTGGCCGTACACCAGCCGGCAGCCGTCTTGGCACCGGGCCTCGTGGTCGACGCGCGCCGCCAGCGCCTCGTCCCAGGCCGCCTGAAGGTCGGTCGCGAAACTGGCCGCGGCGCGCGTCGTGCTCATCGCCGCCCCCCTTCGGGTGCGGGACCTCGGGCGAGACCGTGACCGCCGTCAACGTCGCCAGGTCGAACATCCTCGAGACGCCGTCCGCACCGGTCTCGGCGAGCAGGTACCAGCCGCCCAGGTACGGCAGGAGGATCTCCGGCTTGACGACCGGCTCCGCGCAGTCGAGCAGCGGCAGTGCCATCGGAAGGCGGTGCAACTGCACCCAGCTGCCGTGGACGATCGCGTCCGCGAGCGCCGTGAAGATCCGCCCCTCCGGCTTGGATCGCGGCGCCAGGACCGCCTTCAGCGTCTCGCCGACCAGCGGGCGCAGGTGCGGCGGGAACATCCCCGGCAGCTTCGCCGTCAGCCGCTCGAGCGGCTCCCTCGGCACCGCGCGCTCGCGCCACGCCAGCGCGAGCACCAGCACCAGCAGCTGGGCCTCCTGGAGGGACGGGGAGCCGACCCCTCCGCCCGCCCCCTCGTCGGCGAAGCGGTAGCCGCCGCACCGGACCAGCGGCAGCCCCAGCTCGTCGCGGATCCGGGTCAGGTCGTCCTGAAGCTGGCGATCCGAGAGGAAGAACCGGTCGGCCAGCTCCCGCCGCGAGTGGCCGGGCTCGGCGGCGATCGTCTCGACCAGTGCCCAGATCCGGCGGTAGCGGTAGCCGACCATCCGCCGGCTGCTGCTGACCTGCGCGCTCATCCGATCACCTCCCCGATCGGGACCTGGCCCAGGCCGGCCTGGGCCAGGATCTGCGCCGGCGTCTCGGTGACCAGCACCCGCTCGGCGTCGTCGCCATAGCGGCCGAACCAGATCTCGGTGTGCTCGCCCTTCGGCGAGCCGTAGGCCTCCGGCCCCGCCGGCTGGCGGCGGATCGTCTTCACCAGGTCCAGGTTGACGGTGACCCGGCAGGGGCGCCCCCGCCCACGGTGGACCGACCAGTAGTCGGTGAGGGTGACGAACGTCGCCATCTCAGGCCCCCCCCACCAGCTGGTCCGCTGCCAGCCCCGCCTCCTGGCGGCGGAAGCGGTCGGCCAGGAGCGCGTCGATCCGCGAGCCCTGCCGCGCCCAGCCGATGAACGCGTCCATCCCGCGGACCTGGGCCCGCGCCTGGGCTTCCAGCTGGCCGATCTCGACCAGGATCTCGTCGACCGTGTCCATGCAGCGGAGCCAGGCGTCGCGGACGCTCGGCGAGCGGTTGCCGGCTGCGATCAGCTCGGCCAGGCGACGGGCCTGCTCCTGGTACCAGAGCAGGCTGTCCCAAAGCGCCTGGATCGGGCCGTCCCAGAGCGCAACGGCATACGATCGCCTCTCAGCGATCGCCCCTAGCTCGGCCGTCACGCCCACCTGGGGGCCAGCATTTGGTATGCTTGTCACAGCACCACCTCGCGTGGTCGGGGCATCCACCCCGACCGAATGGGCGGCCGTCAGATCCCGCTGACGGCCGCCTTCCTGTTCCGCCCTCGTCGGCGTGCGGCCTGCCGTGCCGGTGACTCAGCCGGCACCTCGTCGTAGACCCCGCGGTGAGCCGCCGCGGGGAAGAGCACCGCCAGCGGCGCGGGTGGATTTGGCACACCGGCAGGCACGCCACCGCGCCGTCGGCCAGTCGTCGGCGCCGCCCGGGTCGCTGGCGCGGACCCTGGCGTGACCGCCACCAGCTGCCGGTTCGAGCCGGCCTGGATCCAGGCCTCGATCTCGTCGGGGTCGAACCGCCAGTCCGACAGCACCCGATAGGCCGGGATCCGGCCCGTCGCGGCCGCCTGCTGGACCGTGGTCCGATGCAGGCCGGTCCGCTGCGCGACCCACGCCACCCCGACGAGCGGACGCGGCGCGTCCATCAGGAGACGACCTCGACCAGCTTCGCAAAGCGGACCGCCGCGTCCTGGTCCAGCTCCGCCAGCGGGACCCCGAGCGCCAGCGCCAGGCGGGCGAGCATCACGTCGCTGATCGGGTAGTCGTGACCCTCGCGCTCGATGCAGACCACCGTCTGGCGCGAGACCTCGGCTCGGCGCGCCAGCTCGGTCTTCGTCCACCCGCGCGCCTTGCGCAGCTCACGCAGGCGCTCTCCCACATGCATGCCCCATCGCTCCGTAAGCGTGATTGCCATCATTGTAAAACACTTGCCCCGAGAGCGCAAGGGGGTTTACGATGAATTGCTAGACACTCCTGTAAAAGCGCTGTACGATACGGGAAACACGGAGGTGGGCGTGCTCGGCGTGCTCGACAAGACCGCCCTGGCAGATGCGCTGGACGTCTGGATGAAGCGCCAGCGGCTCCAGCCGGCCGCCCTGGCCCGGCTGGCCGGGGTCAGCCGGCCGACCGTCTACGCCGCGCTGCGCGGCGACCGGATCAGCGGCGACAGCCTCCGCGCCATCGCCCGCGGCCTGGCGACCGATCCGTTCAGCGGCGAGCTTGACCCGGCCGTCTATGCCGAGGCGCTCCGTGAGCTAGCGGAGGTCGGCAGCCATCCCGACCTCGCCGTCGACGTGCCGATGCCCGACCTCGAGGCGCTGATCCGCGCCGAAGGCGTCAAGAGCCCCGCCAAGGCGCGCGCCCTCGCCGAGTTCATCCGCAAGTACCCGAGCATGACGCCGGACCAGCGGCGGCTGGTCGACGCGCTGATAGACCATGCCGACGACTCGATGAGCGTGCACCTGGCGTCGAGCCACGACGGCCAGGTGTGGAGCTGGCTTTCGACGGCGCCCATCCTGACGAAGGGGCCACCTGGGGCGTGGGACAGCGGTTATGTGTTCGCGCACGTCGAGCTGACCGAGCTCCCGGACGGATCATGGGTGTTGCCGTATAGCGGCTTCGACATCCCGCACAAGGCGCCGAGGTTCGACTCGATCGTTCGGACCGGCTACGCGCGATGGCCGCATGGCCGGCTGATGGCGGTGGAGGCCCAGGGTGACGGGGAGTTCTCGACCGCCGCGTTCTACCCGCCGAGCGAGCAGCTGCGCGTGAACGTCAGGACGGCGAGCGGTGGGAGTGTCCGGATCGAGCCGCGAACGCGGACGGGTGCGCCGATTCCGGGTAGGTCGTTCGAGGACGCGACGCCGATCGCTGGCGACCAGCCCGCCGCGTCGGTCCGATGGGGTGTCAATGAGGATCTGGGTCGGGAGCCGGGCCAGGCGGTCTATCTGCGCTTCCGCCTCAGCCGAGCCGAGCTGTTCGGCATCGAGTTCGTGTGAGCAGCGAGCGCCAGTTTGGGGGACGCGTGAATCGAGTGCAACTCATGGCCGAGGCTCTGCAGCAGCTGTGGTACCACGCGATCGACCTCGGCGATGGTGTCCTGACACCTGGCACCTCAGTCGGCGAACGGCACCGCGTGGCCGGCGTCGAGCAGGTCGTCGTTGAGGCAGCGGGCGTCCGACGTGCGCCACACGACGGCCAGGAAGCGACCGAAGGCGTCGCTCTTGGCGGTCTTGACGATCTCCGGCCACTCTTGGTCATGGTCGGCGCCGTGCGTCCACCGCTCGACGAACGCCTTTGCGGCCAGTCCGGCCGCTCGCGTCGCCCCCTTCAGCTCGGGCGTGTTCACGCCGAGTAGCCTGAGCCGCTCCGTGCGGTAGCCGTGGAATCCCTGGTCGATCACGACGTCGAGCGTGTCGCTGAGCGATCATCCGTCCTCCAGCGGGATCCAGACCATCGACGCCGGGCCCCGCGCGTCGAAATCGGAGCGCGTCAGTGCCTGATGCCCGAAGCGCGGCCCCGTCCCAGCCGGGTTGGCCAGCAGCAGTCGCGCGCTGTCGAAGCCGCGGACGGCGCTCCAGTGGCCCTGGCCGCGTCCACCCCAGTTACGCAGCCCGATCGCCAGTGGGACCCGTCCGGCCAGCGCCGCCACCTCGTCGAACGCCGCCGAGGGATCGTTCCGCGCGGAAAGGTGCCAGCGCTCGCGCAGCACCTCCACGATGCCGGCCCCCGTCGCGTCGAGCAGACCGAGGTCGCTGCTCACGTACCGAGGTGACATTGCGTCCTGGGCCTCGGCCGGGGTCACTGCGATCCCGATCGACTTCAACATCCACATCACCGATCTGATTGAACAGGTCCAGTCCTGCACCTGGAGCTCGGTTGGCGTCGTCGGGTCGAAGCGGTAGCGGGTGACCGCGGGCGGCTGATCGGGGGGCGTCTCGGCGGGTGCGAGGAAGTCGGATGCGATCCAGCCCACGCGCTCGCCCACGCGGACCGGGCGCCAGTCGAAGGGGCTGAGCGCCGCGACGAGCGTCCCCTGGTTCAACTGCGTGACGATCGGCGCCGACGTCGAGGGCTCAGTCCTGAGCCGCACGCCGTCCTCGACCACGCGCAGCCACTGGTCGGCAGCGCCCTCCTCGGGCGCCGGTCCGCCCTGACCCGGCTCCGGCCAGCCGGGCCCGAGGATGACGTCCAGGTAGTGGCGCGTCTCGGCGGGCAGCCCGTCCGGCGAGCCGTCCCACCGAGCGACGTTGCCCGGCCCCCAGTTGTAGGCCGCCAGCGCCTTACGATACGTTCCGAGCTGGACACGGAGCTGCGCCATCCATCGCGCGGCGTAGTCGAGCGAGGCGATCGGGTCCCAGGGGTCCACGTCCGGATGGAACCGCGCCACGATCTGCGCAATGCCGGCGGCGCCGCTCGCCGCGTTGTACGCGTCCGGGTCGAACCCGCTCTCCTGGTCGATCTGGCGCACGAACATCTCGGGGTCGATCCCCTCCCGGCGGGCGACCTCGCGCGCATAGGCTCGCAGCTCGGTGCTCATCATTCATACCTGTATCAGGCGAAGCTGCCCGGCCAGTTCCCAGCCGACTGACCCGGCGTTGATTTGTGGCAGGCTCGGAGCCAGTTGCTCTCGGTATTCGTCGATCAGAACGTCATACTCCTGCCCGTCAATGTCTGTGAACACGACCGGCTCGTTCACGTCAATCAGGTCCCAGATGGCAGCTGAAATCTGCTCACCGGTCATTGTCTCATCGCTACCGTCAATGCGGGTCATTTTGCGGCTGTCCGTGCCCTCGAGGCGCACGGACAGCGACCAGGTGAGCTTCGCCGCAGGCTGCGGATGATATCGCGCCGAGAGACCATATACCTTAAGCGGCGACGAGCTGCCGGCGGTCCCCGCTAGCAAAATCCGGAAGGCGATCAGATTGGCAGTGATCGTGCTACTGAAATCGAAATCCGCCGATGTCGAGCCGACGGTCGAGTTGGTCCCGAGCGTCGTCCATGAGCCGCTGTCCTCGAGCTTGTACTGGACCGTCACACTCTGACCCGAGACGAGCGCAGAGTGTGAGACCGTCACGCCGCGCCAGAGCTTGCTCGTCCCCGAGAGGCGCGCGTCGATCAGGCCGCTCTCGACCTCACCGGAGGCCCGTATGGTGCCGTTCGTCCGATATAACTGCGCCGCACCCGTGGCGGCCGTGAGCATATATAGCTGGCCGGCATATTGCGCCAGTCCCGTCGGCGTGGTTCCCGTCAGTCCGCTGATCGGCCTCGACCAGCTCGTGCCGTCGTAGCGCATCAGGCCCAGCGTGCCGCCGCTGGTGTCTGGCGCGAAGATCCAGAGCGCCCCGCGCCAGACGCTTATGCCGCGGATCGCGGTCGTATACGGCGCAGCGTCGCTGCCTAGTTGGTGGACGAGCGTCAGATTCTCGCCGTCCCAACTGTAGATCTTACCGTCGTTGGCATCTCCCAAATAGAGCAGATCGTTAAATACGGCGCCGCTCACGATCGTCACGCCAGGCATGCTGACATGGTGGCGCCACTGGCCGCCGCTCGTGCTCTGATCGACGCTATAGACCGAGCTGCGCCGTGCAGCGGTATCCACGCCGACGAAATAGCAATACTCACCCAACACCGCGGCGACGCTCACGCGCGGCTCCTCGGTGTCGAGTTGGCCGAGCGAGAGCGCTGAGTCGTCCCAGAAGTGGATTCGGGCCATGTCGTTCGCGCCACCTGCCTCAGAGCCGATATATAGATACTGCGCCGCCTGGCGGTAGTGAGTCGTCATCGCATAGACGCCGGTGGAGGAGGCGGCCGTGAAGGCCGTGCTCCACGTCGTGCCGTCAAATTTGAACACCGCGCCGTCCGTACCGGTGCCCACATATAGACGGTTCTGGTACGTCGTCATCGAGCGGATCCCGCCCGCCTTGCCGGTATCGTGCGAGAGACTCCAGCTCGAGCCGTTCCAGCTGTAGATCTTGCCGTCCGAGGTTCCGACGTATAGGGAGCCTCCATATGGATAGGCCACTGTCAGTTCGTTGAAGGCCGTGCTCTGTGCGGTCACGACGTGCGGTCCCAGCTGGACTGCACCTGGCTCGGTATAGACGTCGATTCCGAAACCCTGGCGGTAGCGGTTTGGGGTCTCAGGGTCATAGCGAAGGTAGCCCTCACCTCCGGACCAATCGTCGAGCAGCACTTCCTGCTCGCCGAGCCTCGCGTCGCTGGTTAGGGCGTCGGTGACCAGCTTGGCGGCGAACTGCTGCGCGATTGAGCGGTCGTAGCCGCCGCGGGCGAGCAGCAGGCCGACGCCGCCGAGCGTGACATGGTGCTGGTTTAGGCTGCCGGCCGCGGCGTCACCGGACCCTCCCCAAAGAGTGCTCGCGCTCCCCCAGCGGCTCATCAGCTATCCCGCTCCCCAAGCCGCCGCATGAGGAAGACCAGCAGCCGCAGCAGCGGCTGCTTCGCTGCCGCCCAGCCAGTGGCGTCTCGGATCGCCTGGAGTTCCGCCACGATCGTGGCCCGCCTGGTCTCCAAATCTGCTCGCCGGTCCGCCGCAGCCTGCTCACGCGCCGCCTCGACGGCCTGCATGGCCTGGTGCTCGGCGAGTTCGTCGCCGGTTAGCTCGACCACCCGAGTCGTGGGGGGCGAGCCTCCCGCCGACGAGCCAGCGCAATCGACGATCAAGCGCTGCATGGCGCCCCCTCAGGCCGGCAGACCGTAGAGCGTAGCCCGCGAACCGGCCGCGAAATTGCCGGAACCTGGGAACAGGCGGATCCCCCGAATCGCGGCCGTATTGCGCCACCAGACCGCGTCAGTGCCGCTGAATAAATTGATTGCCGCATCAACGCCGTCTTTGCGGTTGTGCTGAGCGACGATCGCTTTCTGATAGCTGCTATTGGCATACTCGCCGAATTGGATCGACGACAGCGACATCACCCCAGCAGCCGCGCCGTGCGCGCCGACGAGCCCCGAGGTCTGCGCCAGCGCGCCGAACCCAGTCACCGTTGTGCTGTTCGCTGACACCAGCTCCCAGTCATAGTTGGCACCGCTGTCGAACGTCGTGCCGTCCGAGGACAAGCGCACAAAGAGGTTCGCCCCCGCGGTGTCATTGCGCGAGTACAGCATCACCAGCAAGTGCCGGTAGACCTGCGGGATGTTGGTGAAGTCGATCTGGGCGGCTGCGCTCGCCAGGGTGACCTCAGCGATCTTGCGCATCACCCCGAAGCTGGCCGTGATTCCGGCGCCGAGCACCGTCTCAATCGCGACGATCGCTGCCGCCAAGTCGTTGTGATTGGCAGCCACGGGCACCGAGGAAACCGATCGGTTCTTGAGGTGAGAGGAAGCCGTGGTGCCACCGGCGCCGCGCGTGCAGCCGGTGAAGGTGGTTGCCGTCGTGCCAGTATAGGTGATGACCTCCCGGTCGATAACGATGATCCCGCGACTAGCAAAACCAGTCGTCGACACGACTGAGATCGTCGTGTCCGAGTTCGAGGTTGCCGCTGACAGCCGCGTCGAGACGAGGTTCCCGACCTCAGCAAACCCAAACGGATTGCCTCCGGTGTGGCTGTCAAGCGAGGATGGAAAGTTGGTCGAGCCGGGCACTTAGCGTCCACCTCCGAGTTGGATACCGTGGCGCAGACCACCACCGATAGCCGCCATAACAACCTGCTCGAGATCGCGCTCATGGACGAGGGAGCCTTGGACAACAATCGCGCCCGGCGCGATATAGACGCCGCCACCGCCGCCAGCCGGGCTGGGCCGGAGCCTTGAGAGCGGCACGATTAGCTCAGGCTCTCGCTCGGCAACCCACGCTAGTTGGCGGTTCCAAGCGATCCCGCCCTCGGCATACCCGCGAAAGCGGCCACTGAACAGGCCAGGGATCTTGTTGACGTGGCCATAGGTGTCGCTGATGTAGCGGATAGCCGCCACCGCATTGGCGACGGGGTTGAAAATGTCGTTCGGGAGGTCGCGGTCGCGATAGGACCGGAACGTGGATGGCAACGTCTGGAGCAGACCGCTAGCGTGCTCGCCATTCACCGACTCCGGATTGCGGGCTCGCGGGTTCCCGCTCGACTCGAGATCGACCAGGCGCACGAGTCCACGTAGCCAGTCATCACCAACCCCGGCGATCCGCATCGCCGCTCTGAGCCAGTCGGCTACTTCGCCGACGTCAGCGATCCGTCCCACCATCCGCTCGATCAGCTCGTCGATTGACGGCAGACGACGCTCCATTCCGACCCGCAGTCCCTCGACGATGTTCCGCCCGATGTCGATAAACACGCCAGAGGGCGATCTGATCCCGAGCATCTCGCGCACAAAGCCAGGGATCCGATCGATGAAATTATCCTGGAGCCAGCTCCAGAACCAGCCAAGCGCGTCGGCGATACCGTCGCGAATCCCACCAACCAGGCCAGATCCGAGGTCGAGCGCCGCCCGCGCGAGGTCGCCGACCCGGTCACCGATCCAGCCGAGCAACCGAAACTCGAGCTCGCCAAGCTTGTAGAGCAGATCGACGATCGCCCCAGGCACCCATGTCACGAAGGCGAGCGCCCACTCACCAAGTTTTCCGATGATCGCAGGTAGCGCCGTAAAGGCGATCCAGCCGACCAACTGCAAGAGCAAGCCGCCCAGCGCGGCGAGCAGCGGCGGGATCCGCGGACCGATCCACTCGACAAATGCTAGGCCCCACTCCGCGAGTTTCCCGATGATCGCCGGTAGCGCCGTATCGATCACCCATCCCAACATGCTGGACAGGTAGTCCCCGAGCGCGGCGAGCAGCGGCGGGATCTTCGGCCCGACCCAGTCGACAAACGCCCCGGCCCATTGTCCGAGCTTCTCGACGATGGCCGCGGCCGCGGTGCCAATCCAGGTATACAAGGCCTGCGCCATTGCGGCCAGTTCGCTGCCTTGGAGTTGCTCGGCTCCGTCAACCCAGGCCGCGAAGCGCCTGGCCCAACCCTCGACGGTGCTGGCAATTAGATTCCCGAGGTTTGAGAGCGCCTGACCAAGCATTGGACCCAGATTCTGGATGGCTCCGATGATGCCGCCACGCTCGAAGCCTTCCCTGAGACTGTTCCAGACGGCAACTAAACCCGAGATCGTTTCTTTGCCGGAATCGATTGCCCGCCGCAACCCACCCGCGATCAAGTCGGCCATTGACTCCATGAGCGGCATATTCGTATCCAGCGCACCCTGGAGCCCGACGAGCCCCTCTTTCAGCGTGTCGAAGATCGGCTGCCCGATCCGCATCTGCAGCGTCTGGAGCGTATCTTTGAAGGTTGACCAACGCCCCTCGAGCGTCTCAGCCTTAGCAGCGATTAGGTCGGAGTCGAATCCCATCTCGGCCATCGCCCGACGAACGATCTCGAGAGCCGGCACACCTTCGGCCTTCAGTTGGTTAATAGTCTGGCGGCTTAAATTGAATCGCTCGATGATCGACGTGAAGTCGCCGGTCATCGCCTCGCGCAGCGCGAACGATGCGCCCTCAAGCCCCTCCGTTGGGTTGGAGGCGGCAAGGATCTCGGCCTCCTTGACCAGATCCATCAGCGCCATGCCGCTTTGCTTCGCAACCGGCATCAGGCTGGCCGCCGCTTTCGCCATCTCGCCGAAGGAGAACGGCGTCTTCGCTGCCTCATCGCGGACCTGCTGGAGGATCTGTTCGGTTTTAGCCGCGTCCTTGGTGAACGCCATGAAGCTGGCTCGAGTCTGCTCCAGTTCCGAAAGGGCGCCGATCCCGAAGGCAGAGCCGATGCCCTTGATGCCATCGAAAACGGTCTGGACGCCATCCGCGGCCAGCTTCAACTGGCCCAAGCCGGAGATGACGTTCGTAATGCCTTTGCCGAGCGACTCGCTCAGGCTGGAGCTAAGCCCGCTGGCAGACTGCTGGACCTTGCCGAAAACCGGCGTGGCGGCATCCGTTGCCGTGATGCGGATATCGAGATTAGCCGGCATGCGTCATCCTGGCTTAGCGTGGACCTGCTCCACGGTATCGAGCAGGCGAGCTGCTTTCAGCAACTCGAGCAGGACTGGCCCACGGATCTCCTCCAGCCGATAGGACGGAAAGAGCCGGCAGAGCCGCGCACGCAGATACAGACCGACCAGTTCTGGCGGCGGGTCCGCGTGCATCCCCGCCGCCCATTTGGTGAACTCGGTCAGGTCGCGTTTGGGATCGAGATTACCGAGTCGATCCCGTCGCCGAGCGCCTTCATCTGTTGCAGCTTCAGCCGTCGTAGCCCAACCCGGTCCGTGCCATGTGGCAGATCACCGCCGACGATGAGGCGCGCAAAAGCATCGAGCATCATCGTGACATTCCGGCTCGATAGGTCCTCGATCAGTCCAACGTCAACCTGTTCGAGGTCGAGGAGGACATGCCTGCCAGCCAACTCGCCGGCCAGATCCACGCGCTTCGGTTCAGTCACGGCACTGCTCACGAGTACGTCACCGCTCCGGTGATCTGGTGCGTCGCCGTCACCTTCATCATATCGTTGACCCTGATCGGCAGCGAGAGCGCCGTGATGATGGTCTCCATCGTCACGGTCCGAGTGCCATCACTGAACGTCAGCGTGCCCTCGACGCCGAGCCGGCCGGTCAGGATCGCCCAGACCCCGGTCGAGGAGGTGTTGTTGTAGAACAGCTCGTGGTCGAATGTATCTCCGCCCTTGAGGCCGGACGTGAACTCCTTGTCGTCGTCACCGAGCGTCGTGGTGTCATGCGTCTCGACCGAGTGCTTGAAATCGAGGCCGATCGTCTCGGCCAGCAGGTTCTGAGCGGTACCACCCGCGTTATCGACCTGGAGCGAGGTCAGATCTTTGCCATGGACTCGGGGCATTTTCGTGCCTCCTCAAACAGGAATGCCCACCACGGTGGGCCGGACTCTCGTTCCATATGGAACGCGGTCCATCAATAGCGGGCGAAACCACCGACGAACGTGATCGTGCCGGCGGCGTCCTCGGTGCCAATAATCCGCAAGTAACGGTTGACAGTTCCAGTCACCTCGATCGTCTGTGCACCGGCCGCCGAGAACGCCGTGAATGTGATCAAGTCGCTCCAAACGGAGTTGTCCGTGGAATGCTGGACCTTGAGCGTCCAAGTGCCGGTGACGGCCGTGACGTGAACGCTCCCCCGTCCTCCATTTGCCGAGCTCGCGCCATTGTCAAGGCTTCCACCGTTGAAGCTGACCGTCTCGGAGCCGTGCGGATGCAGCAGCTTGCCGATGAGGCCAAGCCGCCCATTGCCCTCCAGCGATCCAGACAGCTTGATCAGGTCGTTGATTCGGATCGGCTGCCCGCGGCTCTTGAAGATGGCCTCGCTGCCAAGGATGCCAGTGTCACCGATGGCGTCCGCATCATCGTCGTAGATCGACAGCACCCCAACTCCAGCTGCGTCGCTGCCGATGGCCTCCAGTTGCTGGCCAATACCACCCGTTCCTGGCTGATAGAACGCCTCGACGTCGGCCGTCCAGCTGCGCAGGCCAATGTCGAACCGTTTGTCACCGCCTGCCGCGAACGTAGTGCTGTCGTGCACTTCGACGCTCGCTTTGACGTCAATCGACATCAGGTCGTCGCTGGCATCCCTGCCACCGAGGTAAACCCGTATGTCTTTGCCATGCTGCCTCGCCATCGCTCAGCGTTCCTTCTATGCCGGCGTGTCCCGCATCCGCCGATCCAACTCTTCGGCCACTTGGCGCGTCTGCGCTGGCGTCAGGCGGTCAGGGCTGACCCGTTCCCGTCGGAGTGATGGCTCGAGCTCGGAGAGTGTTAGGCCGGCTGCAAGGTTCAGGATGCCAAGGATCAGCATGCCGGTCGGAGATAGCTCAACACCCTGGGTCGCTGCGACCAGCGACGGTATGCCGAGCACCGTCATGCATACGATCTTGAGCACAGTCGTCAAAGTCACGTCTCCTCCTCGGTTAGGTAGGCATTGGATCGCTTTGGCGCAGCGCCTTGATCTCCTCGATCAGCTCACGCGCTTGCACCTTCGTCGCCTCTGGCGCGTTCTGGCGCGTTGCGATCTCGAGCGCGATCACCAACGCCAGCCGATTGACGTCGCGCCGCAATCCTTCTATCCGGGACTCCGCGCGGAACATGAACCATGCGGCGACAATGCCGAGCGCCCCGGCTTGGATTAGGCCGCCAACGATCGCCGAGTCCATCCGCTCATGCCCTCGACACTCAGGCCCACACTGTTACCAGCAGCTTGCAGCCGAGGTAGACGGTCCCATTCACCATCTCGAGCGCTCCGTACTCGGTGAAGCCGGCCACATCACAGGTGTGAACCGTCCCGCCCAGCGTGCGATCGCTGCGAATGGCCGCGTGAACGCTCGATGCCCCGGTGTCGTCCAGCACCTCATCCAGTGCGCGCTGTGCCCGTGGCAGGCCGCGGTCGGCCCACGGGCACATCAATATCGTGACCTCGAAGGTGAATGACGGCGCTCCACCCAACGCCTCACGCCATGCGGCCGGGCTACTCTGGGCAGGCATCACGATCGCGCATGGCGTGTTGACTTGGTCCGGCCACACATCGTAGGCATGGCGGAACGTCGCAATGGTCGCGAAGCGGGCCGCCAGCCCCGTCCTGATCGCGCTCAGATCTGCCACCACGCCGCCTCAGCCAACACCGAACTGACGCTGGATCTCCTGCTCAGTGCGCCTGAGCTCAGCCTGGATGCGTGCCCACGAGCGCTTGATCGCCTGCCTGAGCCAGCCGCGATGTCTGGACTTGCGGTCATACTCCAGCCGCTTTGGGTATGGATATCGGCGCCGCTTCGGGCTCGATCGCGTCGCCGTCGCCCTGATCGAAACGGCTGTTGCGACTTGCCGCCCCATCACCCGATGCATGATCGAGCTGCGTAGCTGTCCGGTGTTGACCGGAGCAGCCGACCTCCCAGCAGCAACGCCAATCACGCCAATCCGATCATAGGTTTCTCGCAGCGGCGGCGCCAGCGTTGTATCGGCGCGGATGGCTTTCATCAATGCCTTGTGCCCCTCGATGGTGACACGGAGCTTGACCGGCATATCAGGTGACCACGATTCGCCGGTATGGCTCCAGGAGGCGCCGCGTCACCGGGTGAAGACCGGTTATCCGAAACTGGTCCGATAGCTCGCCGCTGCCGACCAATCCAAGCGGGGCAGGCTGAGCCCGGAACTCGTGCGCCACCTGGAAAAGACACGCCTGCTCAACCACGTCCGGCGTGGTGGACGAGAAACCCCACGAGCCTGCGACTTGAACGCCTTTCCGGATGCCAACTGGGAAACAGTAATCGCCGTTTTCAGAGGTTTCGATCACCGTATATGGCTGCGGCACGGACTCAAGCTGGGCGTTGTATGGCGCCAGTTGGTAGTCGCTGCTGGCCCACGTCGTCTCGTAAGTCCCATCTCCATCCTCGTCAGTCTTGAGCGTCGTCACCGACAGCATGTCATCCACAAGCAGACGATCGTGCCGTCTGGCCGTGAAATAGCGCGTCTGACTGACCGCGTAGAACTGCCGCTGGCAATAATCGTCGATCGCCCGGCTGACGCTTTCGACGATCGCCTCCAGCACGCTGTCATCGGACGTATCAGCGATGCCAAGACGAACCTTGAGCGTTGCCAGCGTGGTATAGCCGTTGGTGATCGGCAACTCAGAAACCCTCCAGTCTGGCGGTCAGCAGAGCCACTAGGGCCATGGTTGCCACGACCATGGTGACCAGCGGATTGACGACTACCGTCCTGACTGGGCCTTGCGCTTGCCGACCGGCTTCCGCCGGTCGGCAAGGTTGGCATCGGACGATCCACGGTCGTCCATCAGCAACTTGCCGACCGCCGGGTTGGCCGAGACGAATGCCGCCACGGCGTCTGGTACGTCCTGCTCGCCGACCGGGAGCGCAATCGGCTCCCGGTCGTAGCCAGTCAGGTTGAAGCGCAGCGGTACGATGAGCCGAACGCGGGCCATCGTTAGACGTTGACCGGCTCGCCGTGGGCGTGGCCGAGGATTGCCACACCGGCGATCTCGGTGCCGTTGGTATGCGTGCCGGTCAGGTTGGCCACCATCCGCACATACCGTTTTGTGCCACGATAACCGGTCGAATAGACCGCTTGGTCCTCGGTGTTCGAGTCGATCACGGCGAAGGTGCCAGTGTTCGTGCCGGTCACGACCTTGTGAAGGTCGGCGTCGGCGCAGTCCGACCAGGACGAGCCATCGTCGGAATGCTCGACCTCGAGCTCGATCTTCACTGAACCTGAAAGGGTGTCGCCGGTCGCCCCGAGCGCGGCCACCAGCATCACCGAGTCGTAGCCCCGTGTGTCGATCGTCGCGCCATTGCCATCCGCCGTGACCACAGCCGGCTCGAAGGCCATGACCGGATTGAGATTGGAGTACAGGTCGCGGAGAGTCATCGTGCTTGTCTCCCTGGAATGGCCAG